CCTCACCAACATATCCTGTGGAGTCACTGTCGCCAAGTCCTATCCTGTATGTGTTTACAAAGTTCTGGATTGTCGTGGAACCATCGTTGATGCCAGTTAGGTTCAAACGTATGTTGCCATCGTCAACGCTGGCGTTTGCTGTGACCACGTCATACTCCTCCGACCTCACCACACTACTGTCTGTTACGAATGCCTCGATACTGCTGTCGTCACTGGTGCCATGTAGCACTGAATACTTGTGGAATGCCAACCTACCAGATGTCATGTCCTTGGCCAATGCAAGATAGAAAGCACTGTCATACTTGGATGATGCAAATTCGTCAAGGGTCTCTTCGGTTTCAAATCCTTGTCTTGATGTTTGTGTGGTTGTGACATGGTCAACCTCTGTGGTTGTGATCTGTCCAATGTCTGTTGCACCGACTATGGCGATTGGAGTGCCTGACCTGTTAACTTCCGAGTCTGACAACAGCACCCTGTACATGGTTACCCTGCAGGTTCCTGTCGTGCCGTTGGCACCTCGCAATCTAACGTTGCCTCCACTTATGTCCGCAGTGAACGTGGCCAGTGGTGTGGTCTCTTCGTTGGATATTATCAAATTGTATTCTTGAACGAATGCATCTGTGCCATTGTGTACAACCAATACCTCGGAAGATGATACTTCATTGGAGGTCGTGTTGTTGACCGAAATAAAATATTTTGCACCTCTAAAAGAAGAAGCGGAGAATGTGTCTAGGTTTGCCGCCGCCGAATCCAGATCTGCCACCACCAAAGTTTGCTGTTGTGTAAATGTGGAACTCCCTGCCTGTGTGCCAGAAGAGTCATTGTCACCAAGGCCTATCCTGAAGAAGTGCAGTGTGTTAATTGCTGAAGTTGTTGAACCATCTGCTAACTTTCCTCCTGTTCCTAGTAGCCTCACATGGCTTGTTGCCGCCCTTATGTCTGTAGATAGTTGCACCTCCTCTGCGGACGACGTTCTTATGATCTGTGATGACCCAGAGAATGAGTCAAAGGTTGAGCCATCATTTGTGCCACGTGCAAGTATGTGTTTCTGCATTTGAAATTCTATCGAACTGTCTGCCTCCTCGACCCTACTCAAAGTCACGTAGAATGCACTGTCGTACTTGGCGCTTGGCCAGTCATTTATCATGCTGGTTCCTGTCGTTATCGATTCATTTTCACCCGTTGACAAGTTGGCGTCTAGTACCACCTCAGACGTGAAACCAATAGTGGCCTGTGCGTCCTGTATCGTAGATTCACTGAAAGATATGGAAACACCAGCGAATGACAGGTTTCCACTTCCATCGGTCTGGATGAACTCACCTGTTTGGCCGTCACTATTAGGCAATGACAAACCATTTACCACAACATTACCTGATCCACTGGCCTCAAATTCTAAATTGTCATTGGTCCTGTTAGTTGAAAGCGTGTTACCCGAGAAAGTGATCTTGTCAGGAATCACTAAAGAGCTATAACTGATCGGTTGTGTAAAATTTCCAGCGGCAGGTTCGTTGGCACCGATCACAGTGTTGTCTATGGTTCCAGCGTCAAGATTAATATTATTGATCACAACAGATCCTGTGCCACTGCCTGCTAAATCAAAGTCGGCATTTGTTGTCGTTACTTTCAAAATATTGTCGGTGAAGTTAAGAGATGAATCTATTGTAAGGTTGCTTACATTCACGACACCTGTGCCACCCGGTGTTAATCTAAGGTCAGCGTTTGAACTTGTTGAAATAATGTTGTCGTTGAATGTAAGGTTGTCCACAGTGATTGAATCTGCGAATGATGTCGCTCCAGAAACCGAGATCGATCCCATGGTTGTGAGGCCCGATACATCAAGTGTTCCTGTGGTGCTTAGATTCTCATTGCCAAAACTGATTGCCCCACTCGAATCAGTAATAGATCCATTCGCAACAGTTAAGTTTCCTATCGTTGAACTAACTCCTGCATTGAATGTTCCTGTTGTGGTTAGGTTTTCATCTCCGAAACTTATGGCACCGCTGGAGTCAACTATGGATCCGTCACCTAGCGTCAGGTCGCCGAACACCATGCCTGTGGCGAAAGTCTGAGCACCTGTGAAAGCAAACCCGTCTGCTGTTGTGTAGTCACCGTCTACAACTAAATTTTCATTAATATTTACAGATGAAGAATCAGGTGCACTTATCGTGGTTCCGCTGAAACCCAGTCCAGCGATAGTGACTTTTCCTGAACCGTTGGCCCTGATCTTGATGTCATCGTTTGTGTTTAAAACTTCTATGTTGTTGTCATTGAATCTTATGCCCGGGAATAGAACCGTTCCTGTGCCTGATGGATGCACAAATATGTCGGCGTTTGACAGTCTGGATGTGATGTTGTTGCCTAAGAACTTGATATCTGCCTTAACGGAGTTAATATCAAACAGTTCAGTGAAATTACTGTTTATCTTCTGGCCGGTTTCATAAAGCGAATCACCTGTTCCGTCATCCGCATTCACACCTACATTGATTACTTCTTGGGTCATATCAACTAATATTTAGCGTATTTTGGTATATGCGTCTAACGGCTATTAACCTGTGCTGACCTTAAGATCTGTGCCGTCTCTGAACAACTGTCCAGCCACACTTGGATTACTTGAGGGTAAATTGGCCATAATGACTTTTGCTGTTAAGATTTCAACTGCTCCAGTACCCGATGCGTCGATTTGTAAATTTGCATTGGATTCATTAGATGTTATTTTATTGTCTGCTACGGTCACGGCACCTAAAACAATGTTGCCTGTGCCATTTGCTGTTAACGTCAAGTCACTATTGGTTACTATTGGTGAGATCGCGGTGTTGTTAATTTGTAATTGATCTATTTCAATGATACCTGTGCCGTTGGCCTGTATTTTTAAATCACCGTTTGTTACACCTGTCGTCAATAGGCCTGTGTCGCCATCACCTACTAGTTGGAACACCTCTTCAAAATTCGTATTGATCTTGGTCATTGCTGTCCGCAATGAATCGCCTGTTGCCGGGTTTCCCAGTGTTCCTGTGTCTATGTTTAATCTAGCCATATTAAGTATACTGCTATTTATTAAATACAATTGATGTTCATAGAAGCATTAAAAACAATGAGATTGTACGAGCGCCAGTCAAAACTTGGCATATATCACACGTTCCATAGGAAAAATACAGTATTCGTTTTCAAGTGCGATTCATGTTCTGTGACTTTCCTGAGGCCAAAGGCCAAAGTTGACCCTGATCGTGCTACCAATGACTACAAGCACGTTTGCCCACACTGTGATACCAAAAGGTTTGCCCAGAAAGTCGGGATAAAAATGCGTAAGGTCTACAAGATCGATGCCAGTAGCACAAAGACCTTATAACTTTCTCCATTTGATGTCATCTCTATAACCTGTAATCCATCTCTGTAGATCGGCATATATTCCACACTTAATATTTGGTTGGTCAAAGTACCATCTTAGGAACGGATTGCCTTCAAGGTATTCTTTGCGATTGACGAAATAAAAATTGGTTTTGGGAAATTTTCGGAATATCTGTCGCAACTGGTACATCCATTCAAACTTTAGATATGCCTTCATTGACGCCCTGTCTGGATAGTTTAGTGAATTCTTGTATATGTTGTTCTGAATCCTGCTGGGAGTATCCATTTCCCATTGCTGGGCACCCATAATGTCAAACGCCATGATTATGATGTGTTTAATGCCGGACTCCGCGGCCATCAACACTGCTGAACAACCTGAACCCTTTGCTTTCGAAAAGTCATTTGTCTTGATTATGCCTTTCTTGAGATCTCCCCCTCGCCACGTCCTATAAATTTTAAGTCCATATGGCATGTCATGTTCGTGGTCTCCATCACAGATGTAGTTCCATTTACTGATGTCGTCGATGCCGTGTATCATCGGAGACTCCTTGCCGTTGTTGTGCCATTTGGACAACTCTTGAAACATCTCTGGATTGACCGCCACTATGTGGTCGCAAAGTTTTGGATGATCCCTGTAGATTGCGTTGCAACCATACACCACTCCCTGTCCTTTAAGTGTATCTATTGGAAATATATTTCTTGACTCACCGTTTCCTATTATGAAAGCAGTGTCCATTACACGCCAAATGATTCGCCACAGCCACATCCACTGGATGCGTTGGGATTGGTTATTTCAAACTGTGAACCAAAGACCTCTTCCTTCCAGTCTATCTTCGTGCCGGCCACATACATCATCGATGCTTCATCGACAACAAACCTACCGGTGTGCCAATCTTCTGTATGATCACCCTCCGCAACATTTTCTTTTGCGTCTATAAATCCCCATTCATATTTGAAACCCGCACAGCCTCCACCGTTCACCTGTAGGCTGACAGCGTACTTGTCAGGATTTTTTGTAAGTAGTTTCTCCATCTGATTTTTGGCTTCATCAGTGATCTCAAACCATTTGTAATTTTCGTAACCTTCCATACTATTAATTATCTACCTCTGTTGCCCATGTTTTGTATTCCTTTTGTCAACCAGAACCTTGTGGCATCTCTTTTGTACTGGAAGCTCATGTAGGCGTTTTGTTCCTCCCAGTTGTGCTTCAGGGGATCGTACAGGTCCGTGTTTTCGAACCACCAACCCCACTTGCCTTCACAATTTTGTTGGCACCACTCAATACAGTCACCCATGATACCGTCTGAATTCATGTCTATGTTGAAACGGAACTTATGTTCATAGCCACAGTCGTCGGGTATCTCGTCAAGGCCTGGATTGATCCTTTTTATTTTTACTCTGCCGTAACTCTTACCATTGCGTGGCATGATCTAAACTCCATTTTTTTGCAGAACATTTTTCTCCACACTCTCTGGGTGCTGTACCGTTACGTATGTCTCCGAACAACTTCTTCCACATTGGGTCGTCAAGAACTTGTCCAAGTGTTTGGCTCGGCTTGATGTATTCAAAAATGTCTTTGTTATGTCCATATCTTAGTGCCGTCCAACAACAAGGATAGAACTTTCCCTTTGCATTCAGATATAATCCCTTGTTGCCAATCATACACAAAGGTATAATGGACGGAGTGCTATCTATATTATAAAACCTTTTAGTGAAAATATCAACACAGTTGTCGTGCCATTTTTTACCACTGAGCCCAACTGTCGTCCTTGTGAATCTTCCACTTGCAATAAATTTATCACTTGGTTGTAGCGGATCATCTTTTGGATAAGTGTCGTAATTTTTACCAAACTTTGAACTGAGGGTCAACTGGAAACTGTCAAAAGCCAACTTCTTGGCCATTTCCTGCATATCAAATATCTTGTGTTCATTAAACTTGAAGGCAATCGCGGCCCAGGTCTTATGGGCCTTGCTTTTACGCATTGCATTGATACCTGTCATGATTGAAAACCAATTGCAGTTGACCCTGTATATGTTATTGGACTCTTGGTCCCAACCGTCAAGTGAAAAATGTATATGATCCTTTTCATTTAATATTTTGTCAAGTTTTTCCCACCATGATTTTGCTTTATATGATCCATTGGTAACTATTACAAATTGTACTTGATCGTTATTTTCTCTCAACCACGAAAGTATTTTAAGTAAATCTTTTGCATATATTGGATCACCGTCGTCGCCACAGAAAGTTATTTTTTTAACATCTGTTAGCAATTTGCCAGTCCAGTTCTCTTTGAACCATTCAAAAGTTAGATCTCTATTTGTCAGACCTTCGGGCACTTCTTGTCTCGAGCATCTCGGACACTGTAGACTACACTTTGAACATAGTTCTATGTGCCAATGCTCCAAAGGCCAATTATGAATATTTTCAAACATAATATATTTTACACAATAATTTTTTAGTTGTAAAGCTAGTGGTGAATCCCACTTACGGCCTGGCCCACGCATTTAAGACATTAAGAGGTCAGTGTTCTTGCCGACGTCACGTTTGTGGCGTTGCAGTTGTACTTATAACTATTTCCAATTGTCAATGACAAATTGATCCGCACATTCCATTGGATTTGGCTTTCCGTGAAACACTGCTACCTTGTTCCCAGGCTCGATGTCAACAGGCTTCCTGAAATACGAACGGCCGTCTTTTGTTAATAATTTTGTGTCTTTGAGTCCGATCATTTCCCATTTGTAGGATCGTATCCACTCATCTGGCCAATGGTTGATGTCCTTTGCCCCTTCTTTCATTATCCAATCTTGGTCTCCCCAGTTCTGTTGCATAATCCTTGCATGATTCGATGTGAAGTTGTTGTACAAGTAATTCATTGTGCCGGCCTCCCATCTCATGACGCTAGAGTTAGAATGTTTCCAATCCTTTACCCTACACCTATTGAAATCTCTAATGATGTTGAACTTACCTGGATTGTGTGTGAAAAGAATGTCGATGTTATCAAATACCACTACATCTAAATCAAAAAAAAGCATGTTGCCTCGTAACGGCATCTCAGGAGAAAACATCCACAACTTGCTCCACCATGTCTTTATCCACGGATGGTTTGGCAGTTTGATCACATTGATGTCAGGATCGAGGCCACTCGGATCATCCGTAATGCAATTAAATTGATAAGGCACAGTGGTATGGCGACTTACCATGTTTTTAAGAATATTTGCATATTTAGAAATATACTTGTTACCCCATTTAACGCATAGTACGTGATTCATATCCCTGTCTTAGTCCTTCAATTTGTATCTTTTTCCAATCATTACTTTCCAATGTGTAGGGAAAACTGTTTTCATAATTATCACTGCCTTGTATTGAAATACTTTTTATATTTAAATTATCTTTCATTTCGTTGTAAATTAATTTGAAGGATCGATTGCCAAAGGATTCGTCTAGATCTACCTGCCCTATTTTGATATAACCAAGTGATAGTTTAGGATCTTGCCAATCATAACCGTTATCGTGCAACCATGCTCTGTACTCATCCATTTCTTCTTTCTTGAAATCATGTTGTTCTTCGGTTATAGTAGCACCCCACTCTATATCAAACTCACCTGAGTAGTATTTTTGATGATTTATCTCAGAACAGAGTGCGTCAGTCATTTTAGGAGCGCCTTCATCCC